TGCAAGTTGCCAGGCGTTGGGCCATTCCAATCCATCACGGCCCGCTCGTAGACGGTCGCGCTGGTGTAGGTGTTATAGATTCGCAGGGTCTGTTTTGCTGTCCCGTTCCGCTGGGCTAGGATTCCGGGGGCGTCTCGGGTGAGGTATGTATCAATGGTCCCAACAGCAGAAGCACCATCTCCCCAAGCAAGATAGCTTGCAGCATTTTGCGAAATACCAACACCGGGAGCAATGACAAATTGCGTGGATGGACCGTAAATCGTGCCCCCACTGAGGTAAATTCCGTTTGCCACCAATCCGCTTGTTTGACCTGCATTTCCTGTTGCCCCAGCAATGACTTGGATTGGAAAGGTTGCGGTTCCGGCTTTACTGACCTTAAACAAGCTCCCCCCAGCAAACGTCCCCAGATCAATCAGGTTTGCGGTCGTTCCTGAATTGGTATTTACTACCCTGCCATAGATCAGCGAGGGATTGCCGGTCGTGTTCCATGTCGCGCTCAGATCAACTAGACTGGTCGCCTGCGTCCCGGTCAGCGATTGGCCGGTCAGGGATTGGGCCAAGAACGTCGGCGCGTCCGTTTGGCCTAGGCCGATGGCGGATCTGATTCCTGCGTCGTTGTCGGCACGGAGCATCGAATCGACATCGGCTTTTACGGTGTAGTCAGGCATAAAATTATGGGATCAGGTAAAGGGATGAACCGTCGGGTTGGTAAAAGTTGCCGCTGTCGGATTGGATGTAAGTGTTTGGATCAGGAGGAGGAGGAGGACCGCCCCCAGCCGAACCGGACCTTTGCCGAAACAGGATGAACGTAATCGTCGGCCCAAAGACAGGCTTAAGGATTGGTTTAAGGATAGCCATTGGTTCGGACTAGGTGATCTCGACGTTGACTGAAGCGGCAGAAGATGCGTTCTGGAGCGTTACCCGCAGACTCGTTCCCGGCGCACGATACTCGCTAAAGAAGTTGGCGGAAATCGGTTGATTCAGCGCACCAAACACGGTCGCACTGGTTGGCAAGGACGACTCCAGAAGGATCTGACCGCCCCCAAGGTTGCCTGTAGCCCCCAAGGAATAGATGGTGCCGGTCGTGGTGGTAAAGGTGTTACTGGGAGATGCGGCGGTGAGAGTTGCGGAGGCCATAATTTAAGGGAGTTGATTGGGTGGTTGTGTCAAGGACTTGGCAATCCGACGAGGACCACCTTTGCTGAGATTGTCATGCGCCCATAATGGCTGAAGGTTCGTGTAATGAAAGCACTTATACTGTTCAGCAGGATCTACTAAATTAAAGGACGAACAAGGTATAATATGGTCAATATGCCACTTACCGTGATTGTCCCATGTCATTCCTTCCTGAAACAGGCTTTCTAGATGCGCCTTAAGTTCAGGAATAGAGCAACCCAAAAGCATAGTAGTTGACGATGTCTTCCTTGCCATTACCGCCCGTAAGGCTTCATTCAGGCGGGATCTGACCCTGCCGGATATTTTCGTAAACCAGCAAGTTCGGCGCTTCTCGCGCATATAAGTAGCCCGTGCCGCTTTGTTCTTGAGCCTGTATTTCCTGCACGATTCCTTGGCTTTGTCTGGATTTGCCGCCCTCCATTCCGCCCCTCTTGCGTTTAAGTATGCACGATTCTTATCAGCCCATTGCCTTGCGTAATCCGGGTTCCTTTCCTTAAATGCCATCGTATGCCTCTTTGCCGCATCGGGATTCTTCTCCTTCCACTTGCGGCTTGATTGCACTGCCGACCTCTTTCGCTTTTCGATTTGCTCTGGAGTCGGATCAATGCCCATTATTGTAAGTCGGTTTGATTTGCTTCAAGGCTGGAGCAGGCGGATGAATTTCCGGGATTCTTTAAAGTTGCGGCTCTTGTCCCAGACGCCATCTCCGTCCCTGCCGCCGGATGCGCCTGTATTTCCTTCAATGGTCTTAATGACTCCCTTTGCGTCGTCGGCAACAAATCCCGTGTGACTTGTGTCAAATGTTAATATATCGCCAGTGCGAAGATTCGGCTTGTCGTCGGCATCAAGGATTTCCAGTTTGTTCTTTCTTGCCCAGTCCTCCAGCCCAAAAGCAGCAGCGGTCTTGGGTCGCCATTTCTCAAACTGAGCCGGAGTCATTTTAAGCGCGGCTAGAACCTCCTTATCCTTGCCCCACTCACGGACGCACCAGCAGACAAACGCAGCACACCAAGGCCAGCCAGTGCCTTCCAGATTGGTCGCGGCCTGATACTCCCTGACCCGTTTGCCGGTATTGCGCCCAACCTCTTTTACCCCCACCTCCCGGCGGGCAATGTCGATCAGTTTCTGTCGGATGGGCAATGTGCTCATGCTTTACGGACCCAAGCCAAGAGGAGGTGGATAACGGTATCGACAACCCATCCGGCTTTCCCGGTCAGATACGAAACGGCAGCAGTCCGAACGAATTGCAGCTTCTCCGGTCCTTTTTCAAAGCGGTTGTCGGCGGATTTAATGGCAGAGACAATCAGGTTGATGATGTCTTTGTTGTTGTCGGCCAGCCAAGTGGCGAGGTATTTGAGCAGGTAAACTTTCATGGGATGTAATAGTAAAAGATGCGAGCAAGGATGCAGATGACAGCGGCAATTCCGCAAGCAAAGGACAAGAAGCAGCCAACCGGGATGCTGCGTTCCTCGTCAGAATCTAAGGGCTTGAAGGGTCTCGAGGGCTTGCTGGTCGTCATCTGCTTGCCTTTCTAGTTCGTGCTTGGTTCGGGGGACTATCGGAGCGTATTGCAAAGGCTCTGGGTTGATTGGAGCGGCAGGTAAAGCAATCGGAATAGCCTTGAGTGTTTGTCTAGCCTCCTTGTAATCGTGAGCACAACTACTCAGAGTCACCGAAAAGAGTAACGCTACCCTTTGTGACCATTCGCAGGCCGACTTGAAGAATCCCCGCAGCCATGAGGACGACATCGGCATGAGCAGCCAACCAAGGCGCGAGATCCGGGGCGAATGATCCAAGCGCACCGGCCACGGCAACCAAAGCCCCGGCAAAGACGGACTTGGAGCGAAAGATGGATTTGGTTTTGGTGATTTCATTCATGGATTTAGTTTGGTGTCAATTTTGCGGACGAGTTCGTAAATATTCTCAAGCCTTTGATCGACCGTTGCTCCCCGGATCTCCAATGTCCTGAGTCGCTCTTGGTTGTCGTCATTGGTTTTTGTTGATGCGTTTACTTGGAATTGTATCGCACCAACCCAGATCCCAACGCCAACCGCCCCGCCGACAACGATCTTCATCAGACCGGCCAAGCCATTCAGCGAATCCAATCGCTTCTCTAGTTCTTCCAGTTGGTCGCCAGACATTGTATAACTCATATGTCAAGGATTGGTGATGACTGGGGCGACTTCTTCGACTGGGTTAAGAATCTTAAGGGACTCTACTTCTGCGGCAGATGACGTTGCGGCCCTGCTGGTTTCTTCCTTGGCCAGAATGCGAGTAGTGCTCTCCGAGGTTCTAAACATGGACGTTGCGGCTTCTGTCACTGCTTTGATTCCGTAGTAATTAGCTACTTTACCGGGTATGACCGTCTCATCTTTACCGGCATCGGCATAGCTCAGATTGCCAAGCGGGCCGGAATAACTCGCGGTCTCACTGGTTGACTTACTAAAGACTGAGCCGCCCAAGCTGACGTAAGCATCCCCAGATTTCATGACCGGGCGCACAGTGCAAGCCGGGAGCGCGAGGCAGAGAAGAAGGACGGGCTTCATGGTTTTTGCTGAGTGTCAAGTTTAGCGAGATCCTCCGGCAGGATTCGGATCGGGTCGGCATAAACGTCAGACGGTTCCTGGTAAGCATAGACCGGCTCAGGCGGGACATATGCGACTGGCTCAATGACCGGCTGGACGTAAGGCGTGGGGACCGGGCTTGTGATATGGCCGGGAATCATGCCCCATGCCGTGATCTCGCCAGGATTGCGGACAAGCGCTACGATCCCTTGCTGGCAGTAGTGCTGCGGGTTGCGGCGTCTGTGATCACCCAGAACATGGCCTTGTGCGGCGGATGACATACAGCCCAGTTCGTTGTTGTCTTTGTCGATGTAAGTAATCCGGCTGAATGGCTGGCAGATGGTATGCGTCTCCAGCATTTCTTCGATCTGCGTGATCAGTTCCGGGGCGGGATGCTTTACTCCGTAATCCACTACGATGACCTTGGTGATCTCAGGCGGAAGCGCATTGATGGCGGACTGAACGAACTCCGGCGGGCATGGATCTGGACGGTCGATGATTGCCGTGGTTGATGCGGTTGGTTTTGGTTTGGTTGGCATGGTGGTTATTTATTAGCCGTCACTGATGCCGCTTCCGTATCCGGTTGCGGTTGCGGTTGATGCCCCAAAGATGGCAAACGCTACTTTGCAGTTCGTCAGCGTGTCCACTTCGGTAATGACAATGGAAGTATTGTTTCGGGCAGGCCATCCTTTATTGGTCATGACTACAAGGGAGTCGCCGGAAGTCAGAAAGTGATTGCTTGCACCACCATCCGCCAAGGTTCCCATCTCAGTAATGTTGATACGGACATGGCCGGTTGCGGTCAGTCCCGGCGTTGGGATGACCTTGAGGATGTAGCCGTGGATGGAGTTGAGCAGGAGGTTGTTTTTATCGTCTCCTTTAAGCGCAACGCCATTACGGGTCACGTTGGGGAATGCGGCAAGAGTTGTGGAAACTAGAGCCTCGCCAGTTACGACGAACGAGTAAAACTCATCCAAAGGCAAGTAGGTCAGGTCTTGATCAATCAAGGTATCAATAGCTCCCTGCACCCCTGCGTCCGTGCTGTTGAGTGATGATCCAACTGAAACTGATGCGGTGATTTTGTTTACGAACATATCAGTAGAAGGCAAAGATTAGATCACAATAGAAGTTGGCGTTTCCGATGGCAGTAAGATCAGCGGTCAGAAATCTAAGCGTAAGCACCGAATCCCCATTGTCTGGACCCTCAATGCTAAAGGTCGAATCCAGTAAAAGCGCTCCGTTTGCAGTGATGGACCCAGGCACTGGAATTGATACTGCGACAGGGTAAGCGGTGGTGTTGGGCTTAATGTAAAGAAACCTGCCGTTTTCTGAATAAGCAATTACTTCGCCTGCTGGGTTCCTGAATAGATTGCCGCTGTGGTCCTGATAAAACCCATCGCCATAAACGATTTGAAACACCTTGTAGATCCCACTCGTGACAAGGTCAGCAAAGACGATGCGCTTTACAAACGTGTTGTCGTTGGTTGGCGCGATCCGGGTCAGATGGTTCGGCGAGAATGACATCCGCCCGCCTCCGATGGGACTGACTCCGTTGTAATTTACGGAGATGGAAAGGTTTGATTCAATTACGGTTTCTGTGTCCATAAGATTATGTGGATGATCCAATAAGGGCTACGGTGACAACTGCGTTTACGTCTTTGTCGGTGAGGGGGGCGGGGCCGGTCGAGTTGAATTGGATGTTAATCATTCCAGCCGGGTCAGGAACCCATCCTTCTGGGACGGCAAAGGTCAGGAGTGATGGGGTTGAGACTGTGTAGATCAGGCTTGATCCGGCTCCAGGTAGAAGGGCAGAGGCAAGTGTGATTTTGACCGTTCCTTCCAGTGTTCTGGCTACTGCTGGCTGGGTTACGTCTTCCCCGCCGGTCAGGGTTGCTGCGGCCCAAGTCATATGGTTTGACGGGGAATATCTTGTGGTGGCGATCAGGTTTCCAGCCAGTCCGGTTCTAGCTGCGGTTACGACGATTGTGTCTCCTGAGATTACTGAGGTTCCGATTAATGGGTTGGCAAGAGTTCCAGTGTTGTAATTGGTTGGAGCAGATCCGTTGGCAAGGATAGCCGCATCTAAATTAGTAATTGCGGCGGCTTTGTTTGCGCCTAAAACAACATCGTATTCAACGGTCGGAGAAGTCCTAAACGTGTAGGTAGTTGCGCCAATCGTTACAGTGTCCCCGTTGGCTGGATGGGTTGCAAAACTAAGCACTCCCCTCGCGGCAGTCCCCTGAAAGGCACTAATCGGCTTTACCTCAATTATAATCGCCTTGAGTGTATCCAGTGACAGAGAGTTTCCATTCCAGTCTTTTACCGGAGTTGTCGTGTCTCCGTAGTCTGAAAAGCCGGGAAATTCGCCAAACTTAAAGGAATCATCACCTCCACTTCCGGGGGCGTAATTTACGAACTCAGGATAAAACGTCCGCACGAAGAATGCTTCGTCTCCTTCTGCGCTTGTCTCGACGGACAGGTTTCCGGCTAGGCCGAATGTGGCGGAACTGGATGCGTCCAGTGTCGGAGTGATTGCGATCCTTGTGTTGGTGGAAAAGTTGGTTGTCATGGTTTAACCGGAAGAGGTTGGGTATTCGTATTTGTATTCAGCGGTGACAAACCAGATGCCTGGAATTGGTTGCTCAGATTGCCATGAGTAGCAGATCCAGCCGTGCGGGTAGCAATGGGTTTCTACTGCATTAACCACTTTATACCCCCTTGATGGAGCGTTTATGCCTTGCACCGGGGATTGCGTATTTGCTTCTTTTGCGTCTGGCGGTTTTGGTTCTTGTGTGACAATTGATCGAACCGTCAAGCCTCCCTGTAATTCTAAAAGCCTGCACTTTACATATCCGGGAACTGATGGAATTCCAGAAATATTATCAAAAAGCCTTTCTCTTACGCTGCGGGTTTCTGTCACTTGGGTGTTTCTTTCTGGAAGAGTCGTAAGCAATCCGCGCCAAGTAACCGTATATTCGCAGCAATTACCCGGAAGATCAGCGGTATCGCTTACTCCCATTAACACCATATTTCCGTTTTTTATTGGGCAATCTAAATCACCACTAGACCCGCCGGGTTTGTATTTTAAGGTTACTGCCGCTGCTGTGGTTTGCTCAATGAAGCGTGCGGTAACCGTGTCGAATCCAGACGCATCTATAATGGACACAATGCCGGGCGACATAGCTTCACGCGAGCCTGGTTTCTTTAAGATTATGGTATTATCAGCTCCAGCCATTGTCGTTTATCCTTTTGTGCTACTGGTTGGTTTCCCTCGCTCGGTTGCGTTCGGGCCGGTTTCACGAATCGACTTCACTACTTCCGCAAACCCCTTTGCCATAACTTGATAAAGATTATCCGGCCCGTCATTGCTGCCAGATTTTTTCTCTTTAGCTCCGGCTCCTTTAATGGTTTTTCGGTCTTTGCTTGCGGCGGGCTGCATTGCTTCTAGGTCATCCAATGCGCCAAATGTTGCGCTACCAAGCCCGCCCATGCCGGGGTCTTTAGCTCCGTAACCTGCTCCACGAATCCGCTTAGGCTTGGATGGGTCTGCATCATCCGCGAGTTTCATGCGACGATCCGCCATGTCGGTTGCCTCTTTCTTGGAGAAGCCTTGTTTCTGTAAATCCTCAATCTCCGCAGTTTTACGCAGTTCCTTTTCCGCCTTTGCCCGTTTGCGAGGAGACATATTGGAAAGGGCTTCATCACTGGACAGGGAATCTCTTGTCTTCTGACGATCCTTTTCGCCCTCCTTGATGTTTTCCATCGCCTGATCCCGCATGATCTTGTATTTAACCTGCTCGTTGTGCTGGTTCATGCGGCCTTCCGCTTCGATCAGTTCCTTTTCTTTGTCGATTGCCTTTAGTTGAGCTTTAAGTCCGTCTTCAATGTTTTTCTTTTGTTGCTCAACCGCTTTAACGGATGCGTTTGCGTCACCCATGTTGGCAATAGCTCCTTCGGATTTGGATCTGGCGGCATTTAAATCTTCGGTCGCCCCCGGCAACTGAGCCTCAAGAAAAGCTCTTCTGGTGTAATCCGCCTCCACCCATTTGGTGGACTTTTCGTTGATCAGCTTGATTTCTTCGGTAAGCGCATTTTTCCTTTCTTCTGCGGCGGCTTGCTCTGCGGCGGCACTCTTATAGGACTCAGTAGTCCTTTCGATGTATCGCTTGTTGGTTTCCTCCAAAACGCGAGCCTCTTCCGTCGCTGCTTTTTTGAGGCGTTCTGCTGGGTCTTCAATCTCTTGAATCCTTGCCATCTTAGCCTCATCCGAAAGCTGGATTTCCCGCTCCTTGTCCTGAAACCTGCGCCCTTCAGCCTCGCCGCCTAATCCAGCAATCCGTAAACTTTCTGTGACTGATCCGCTCTCCGCTTGCCCTGAAAGAATGCCTTGTTGTTTTCTTCTGGCGGCTTGTCTTGCGTCTGCTTCTGCTCTGCCTTTTGAGTAATTTCTTGCGCTGATATCCTCATTACCTGGATCGCTTGCACTGTATGCATATTGAGCCATTTTTACTGCGCCATATCCCGCAGCAGCAGTAACAGCAGCAACACCAAGCATTTTAAGCATTGGCGACTTAGCGACTAGTTCAATAATCTGCGGGATGTTGTTGGCAATAGCCGAAGGACCGCCCTGCACCAAATCCTGAACCGCATTGTAAGCAACCCCCAAGCCATAAGCATTGCTTCTGCCTTTTGGCCCCGCTTGGCTGGCATCCATCTTGCCGCCTTGATACATCGTGCCGGATAGGTGCCCAAAACCCGGCCCGCCTCCACTCATTTGAATACGTCTTTGAGCAAGGGCTACGCGATTATTTTCCCTGATGGCAACGTCGGCTCTTTTCTTCTCCTGCTCTTCAAGATACTTAGTTAAATTCTCAGCGTTCTTCTTGCGATATTGAACGTCTTGAAATGCCTGAGTCTTTGCAATATCCGGCGCAGGAACAGCAGAACGCATGGCTTCCCCTAATTTCCTTGCGTCATCTGCGGCACTTCGTAACCCAGACCGGAACTTAGCTTGCCCCGACAGATGAAGCTCTGCGGTTATGGAGGACGTTCGGTTTGCCATCGGTTTTAAGGCGGGTCAGTCAAGGTGGCAAACGCCCGTCATTGGCGCTTCCGTTGCGGTCTTGATCATGTCCTGCATCCATGTTGCGGACAGACTCCGGCGGGCAGAGATCACGGCGGGCCATTGCACATCATAACCCAGCTTAGTCAGGGATAAATGGAAATGAGCATAGGCCCGCGCCAATGGCATCTCCTCGCGGATCTCCTTCTCCGTTCCTCCGCTAATCGGAAGGATTGCCGCCACCATCCTTATTTCCCAGGCTGGATCGGCATTCCGTTTCCCACTGCCGTTTCTGACTCCGGGTTGTCGATGGCTGGACGAGTCGCATGATGCAGATCCCAAAGTTGATCGACGACCATGCAGGCATCGAAGATATCGGAGCAGGACAGAGTCTTGTCGGCCCATTCATCAATAGCCGCCAGCCAGTCAGACGGACGACTACGGAGAGGTTGGAGCAAGTGTTTTCCAACTTTCTGCGGTTCAGACCAACTAGAAGCGGGCTGGCTGGCAAGATAAAGCAGGATTACTGCATCCCGTTCGTGACGGTCTCCCGCGTTGTCAGCAATGCCGTCGAGCCGTTGCAGCATGAAGAACAGGCTTTTGATGCTGATGGTCAGTTTGAGTGACATGCCCTTAAAATACATGGGACTGTCTGCGGCCTGCAATGCCACAGCCGCACGGGTATCTGCGGAAACTTGTAATGCTTCCTCGTTGGAAAAGTCGAGAGTAGGGAGTGTTGGTAATTCGGTCATTGTCTTAGGTGTTTGTGGACGTGTTCTTTGAAGGTGGTGTTTCCTTCCATAATGGACTGCGAGACAAGCGCTACCTTGCCTCCGCTGCGGCTATTCAGGTGCATGGTTGGGTCTTTCTGGGCGGCTACGATCCCAAGCGCTCTGGCTTGCTGAATTGCGGCAAGACCATATAGGAACGGATGGTCTCCGGGTCCGTAGTCGCCGATTTTGGCAGTGGCGGATACGGATGGGTTGCGCTCAACGGAAGCAGCAGCAGCAGCAAGGGTTGCGGCGGGAACGATCATGGAAAATGCCCCGCGAGAAGTAATGAAGCATCCTTGGCCGGCAATGGCGGTGATGCCGTGTCCGCAGGTAATTGCAGCGGCGGCATGGTCTAAGGTCATCTGCTCAACCGCTCCGATTAGATGGTGCGAGATGTCGGCGTTTTGGCTGCGACCGGATGGAGGCATGGCGCGGGCGAACTTGGTGCCGGTCACGATCACGATATGCGGCATCCCATGGATTCCCTTTTTCCAATCCGCGAGGACTTGCCTAGTTTTCAGAGCAAGCATTCCAGCGATCAGGGGATGTGCTGGCGAGGCTTTGATCAAATGCCCTCCTGTCCATGCCGGGACCAGTTGCTTGCCGTCATGTATGCCGTCCTGAGACGCAGGGGCAATCATCCAAGTCACGACCTTATGCGCGGCCATGGTTGGCGCATCGGGGTGAAGGTGGACGTTTGGCTTTACTGCAAATCCAAGCGAGGCAAGGGCGGCAGGTAAAAGCGGGTCGTTATCGATTGGAATCCAAGTCTCAGCGATCATCTAAATGCGGATGCGTCAAGAAACGACTAGGGCCGGGTCACGTATGACCCGGCCCCGACTATGAACACCAAACCAACTGAGACAAATCTTATGGAGCCACTGGATTCGCAACTACCACGGTCCCTGTGGCATTAGTTGGGAATCCAACGATACGAACTGGGAAATTGATCTCGTCCAGATCACCACGCGGCTGAGTGTGAGTTACGTTACCAACCATCCACCAGCCCTGATCAAGCTCAAATCCATGATTAACTCCGGTGCGGAACTGAGCAATTGCGGAACGAGTAAGGGAAGTGCCTGGGTGAGAATTGGTAATGCCAGCGTTCCGAACCATCACTTTCGCGCCAAAAGTCATGGTGTATTTTGGAGTCCGGGCAATGTGAACCGTTGGAACTGCGGCAAAGTTCTGATGCTCGACCTCATCGCGTTCGGCAGAAGCAGAACAAGAATCAATCAGCATCCCGGTCAGGTCAGCAGAAAGACCGATCTGGGCATCGACGGTGCTTGGCGCGTTAACGTAATAAGGAGAGATGGCCATGTTCCCATGGCGAAGATGTCAAGGAGCCAAAGCGGTCATTGATCTCTTCATATCATAGAGACCAACCAAGGTCAGGTATGCGTCGTCTGGATGAGATACGCGGAAGGCGGCAAGATCCGCCTCAGAACCAAAGTAGTCTGCTCCAACGTGCTCAGTCCCGCCGGTTGCTCGCCATACCGCAGCCCAACGGCAGGCGGGATTTGGAAGGACTTGGGTATCGATTGGATTTATTGCGTTTCCAAGCAGGGTTGGGAGCACATTTCCTACGGCTGTATCTTCCAGCATATGGGTTCCGGTAGTGACATCAAACACCTCCACAATCGTGCTTCCGGTCTCGTTTTCTTGTGTATCAACATTCGCATAGAAAGCGGCGAGGTTTGCTGGCTTGGTATTACCAACCGGCCAAGATTGGCAATACTCCTTCGTATCATTCCCGAGCAATCCGCTTGGATCAAAGAATCCTCTGCGGTCGATCGTTCCGCGCCTGCGCCAGAAGATCGTAGCCCCGAACAAACTGGTTACCGGCTGGAATCCTTCAGTCGAGGACGTAAGCACCGTATCTGGATCAGGGTAAGTAAGCGAACTAAGTGGATCTCCACTAATCCCAAGACCAGTTGGATTGTCATAACTATGCTGGAAGACCGCATTCATCACCTCAATCTCAAACTGGATGGTAGCCAACGCAGCAGCAGACCGCCGACGACGAGGACGACGGTAGACATAAATCCGATTCGGCCCATCCCAGCCAAATGCATTCGGGATTAAGTTGTTTATGCTTGCGGCAGTTACGGTTCGGCCTGGGTGGCAATTTGCCAGCCCTTCAAAAGCCAAGCAATCCGCATCGAAAGAGAACGTCAGTTTTGGGTCTTGTAGGCAGTGATAAACCTTCTCGCCGGTAATCCCAAACCGGGTAATCTCGTTGCCGTATTCTGCGGTATCCTCAACGCTATGAACAAGCAGGAAGTCCTCATCTCCCTTTAATCCAACGTCGGACATACGAACGCCTTCACCAGAAGCATGAACAAGGAATGGAGAAATTGCAGGCATATCAGATTACTTTTCCTTTGTGGCAGCAGAAAGCGGTGAATTTCACTTCGCATACAGGGTCGCCTTCCAGTTCAGTGTCGGCTTCAACGGATACGTCGTAGATCTCCCAGACTTGGATTAATGCGGTCGTCAGGCGTTGTTCCGGCGTGGAAAATCCGGCGGCTTCATTGTTTACGTTGATCCTAAGCGGCATGGTCAGGATTGCTTCCATGTCGTCCGAGAAGGACCGGATGGACGTTTCGATCTGATCTGCGGTATTGCCGAGGGTTCCGTTACGATCCAGCACCAATCGGGCCGATACGGGTATCTCCCAGAGACCGGAGCCTTGCAAGTGTCTCTCCTTGCATGGACCGGCTTGGCAAAGCGCCAGAAGGGGCAATGGCGCGGAAACAGGGGCATCGCTACGGAAGACTTGGATGGCGCTATTTGCGGGAAAAGTAGCCGGGAGATTGTAAGTTGCGCTCCCATTGAGCAGCAGTGTTTCCATTGCTGAGAGTAGCTGATCGACGGGAGAGGTCATACTATTTGGCGTTTATTCCGGCGTTGTTTAATCCGTCTATTAAATCCTTGGCAAGGTAACCTTGAAGAATCCCCTGAAGTTCAGCGGCACCGTCCTCAAATGCATTCGGGGCAAGCTCCGCAATGATGTTTGCGAAGTTCATTACCTCGACTGAAATCCGGTGGGGGTTCTCTGTCCATTTGGGTTCTGTTCCTGGTTCATTCTTGTAGCGAGGGGGGCGTTCTCCGGCGGCTTGTCGTAAAACGCGAAGGGCTGGAATATAGCCCGCTTTGTGAATGCCTGCCGAGAAAACACGGGCATTTACAAACTTACGGGCGAGGATTCGCAAGTCCTGAAATGAGAGGGATTTTGCTTTTCCTCCGTAGTTGATAAATCTAACGTAGGCAATTGCTTGGGTCTCTGCCATCTCATGGGCGAGCTTGGATCTTTTTGCCCTAGTTGATGGAAGCCTTCCGCGTGCTGACGGCCTCATCCAATGCTCAAGGATGGCGGCTTTATCTGCTTTCCTCGTTCTCTTCAGCGCATTCAGCACCCAGTTGCCCATCAACCGCCCCATCGTCCTGCGCGGATTCTTGCCCAACCCCACTTCCCGCGAGATATAGCGCCCAATGGTCTGAGAGAAACTTTCCTGAACGATGAGAAGATTTTCCATTTTCTTTTATCAGGCAGGCCAGGTTTTGGGCCAGGTTTTATGAACGACTTCCTTTGATCTCAATCCAGTTGGCAAGATGACTCATATTCTTGACGGATTCAACTTGGTAGGAGATTGCGGCGTTTCTGGTTGCAGTCGTTCCGGCAAAGAACCGGCTGGCGATAGTTGGGGCAATTCCACCAGGCATATCGGTCAGTTTTACATGGATCGTTACTTCTTCCTTAGGCCGGTGCAGGAACCCTCCCATTGGCATCTGGGTATCGTCTTTAGTTGCAGTGCTGCCGATGCAATTTACCGCGACTTCAACCGAGCCGGATGGAAACCAAGCCGTGAACGTCCCTGCCGCGATTGCCAAGGTTCCGGCAAAACGACTGGCAATTGCTCTTTTGAGTAGGTCCATGGTAACAAGAAAGCCCCGACCCGGTAAGTCCGAGCCGGGGCGGCGATTGGTGCGGGGGAAGGGAGTTACACCCTTTACTAAAGGTTACTCCCCTCCCGCAGAAGGTTAGCCCAGGATTACCGCGCAATGCTCTGGCTTGATCACAGTCATGCCATATGCAATAGCAATTTCATATTTCACCATGCGTTGACCAGGCCACATACACATCTCAAAGCTGATTCCAGTGTTTGGATCAGTGATGACCATGCGGTCTGCGGCCATGTCGTTGGCTTGGAACTTAGGCAGACGGGTGGCGAGGGTAATCGCGTTCCGGCTCAAAGCAATGTTGCGGGTGGATGCGGTTTGGACCGTCATCGCCTTGGTCGCGGCGCTCATTGCAACACGCAATCCGGGTTCGGCGATTGTGATGGTTCCGGGGGCAGCAACGCCAGTGGTTACAACGTATTTGTTGGCGTCTCCAGCAAAGACCACAACGTCACCGGCAAGGACCGTTCCGGTGCCAGTGATAAGCGGGATGGAGGTGGTTCCAACCGCAAAGCCAGCAGCGGTGGTGGTGTAGCTTGCGCCGGTTCCAGAGGCTAGGGCTTGGACACCGGCAGACTCACGAACGTTGAATCCGTAGAGATTGCCAAGAACTCCATTACGAAGGAGACCAGACTCACCGGCCTCATTGACCTTAAACAGATTGGTAATACCCCGGAAGGCAACACCAGCAGTGGTATCAAGGATCACAGAGCGGTCAGACATTGGCGCACCGTTGTCGTCGAGGATCTTTTTGACTCCGGCAATATCAGCGAGGACTGGGGCTTGCCCAGCAGTTCCAATGGCGCGGGAAGCACCGTTTTTGGCGGCGGTGCAAAGGGCCAATTCCATGGCGTTGATGTGCTTGCGGAACTCTTGGGCGAGTTGGTCGCGCATCAGGTTTTCCATCCGAACGCCGGAGTTGATGCCGAACTCTTCTTCACCCGTCCAGTTAAAGCCGGAGACCTTGAAGTTATCAACCACAAGGGATTTGGTCCCGTAGGTGATGTCGTTCGCGGCAGTCACGGTCATCGCCGGAGTGATGTTTCCGATGGCATTGCCGGAAGGAACAACAGGCGAATAAATCGTCTGCCCCTGGGCAATGGTATCAGCGGCAGCATCCACGTTGACGGCGGAAATCAATCCGGTCAGTTCGCGGGAGACGATATCCAAAGCGCGATAAGCGATCGGGATCAGATTGGTAAGCGTATTAGCCATGGTTTATTTTTGTGAGAGGGGTTATTCGGTCAGCTTTCCGCCGGATTTGGAGAAGTCAGACTGTTGTTGCGGGGTGAGTTTGGCGAAATCAGCGCGAGAAAGGCTTTTGTCGTCAGCGGCGGTCGCATCAACGGCGGGGGCTTCATCTACTTTGAATCCGCTGGCAGCAACGGTCTCGACCGACTGGCGGACGACTGCGGCTTGAATGGCTGCGGCTGGATCGGAAGTAGTGCAGTTCGGGACCAATGCCTCAATGGCGGCAAGAGTTGCGTTGGCGACTTCAAGTTCGCCGGTCAGAGCGGTTACCTTGTTGCCGAGATCCAGCGCATTAAGAGTAGCGGCATCAAATCCAGCCTGAAGGGAATCGAACTTAGACTGAAGATCCGCGAGTTCAGCGGATGCATCAACTGGCGCAGCTTCAACGGGTGCGGTCAGACCGAGATGGGCGGCAATCCGGGCAACAAGGCCAGCGGATGGGGCGGGAACAGGGGTTTCTTGGGCGGTTGCCATGCCCTTTGCCTTACTGTCAAGCAGCAAGAACCGCCAAAAGATCATCCAGACTATGGAAAAGGCTGGCATCATCAACCATTCCGCGAGGAGCGGAACTGGCATTCCACCAAGCGCCGGTTGATGCTTGTTCTAGATTAAGCTTTTTCCTTGATCCTTTCAGTTGCGCTTGAAACAGGGAATCCGCTTCATCCACATGACGTTGCATATCGTCGGCTTGGGCTTGGGTCAGTGTTCCGTCTGCTCCGGCGGCTTTGAGCGGGGCATCACGGGCAACAAATACCCGGTAGCTCAACCCGGACATCTCAGCCGCCTTCGACCAGTCCATAAAGACCGAGTAAGTCCCGATGCTGCCAACGATGGCTGAAGGGGAGGCAAAGATCTCTTGGCAGGCCGACGCTATATAATAGGCAGCACTGGCGCACATGATTGATGCGTAGGCAGTCGTATGGACCCCTTGCGTCTGGAGTGCCTTGATTCGGGAAGCGGTCTCTTGCAGTCCGAGGACGGAACCGCCGGGAGAATTGAAATCCAAAATAAGCGAGGTGAACCCTCCTTCAGCGACCATATCCAAAGCGGCATCCAGCAGGATCAAGGGAGTCGCATATCCGCACATCCAGTAATAGAATGGGCAGTCTTTTACAATCATGCCCCGAATCTGAAGCACCGCGGTCGTGCCTCCAACCTGCTGGATCATCAGGCGGGCGGAATTATGCCGGTCAGCAAGACTCCAATCCTCCGACATATCGTATTCGCCGTCATCATTGCTCTTATACATCGGGCGCTTCGGGGGGCGGGCCGCAGAAAGTGCAGCCAGCGACTCCGTAAGCATATCCGGCATGATTGCCCAAGGTGCGCGTGCGTGAATTGCGGAGGAAAGAATCATATTTTACAGAATGTTTTCAGGATAGGCCAGGTTTTAGGCCAGGTTTTCTATCTTGCTTGGAATGGGTTGTGGAATCTTGTCTTCCTTGCCAAAGAATGACCCCTCACGAAGTCCAAGACGGGCTTCAATCTCTTGACCGTAAGCCAATTCAAGACCTCTTTGCTCAAACTGCTTGCGCCAGTCGTCTCCATCCTCGCCATACCAGTCTTGATAAGTAGTGCCGCCTTCGCGCAGTTCCTTCATGCCAGAGAGAGAATCCCGACCGGCATCAATAGTAAGGGCGCTTGGGGCGATCCATGAGCATTTCCACCAGTTCGTGTCCTTGCAGTATGGGATTGCGCCGGATTTCTGCGCGAGGGCGATGGCATAAACCCAATAAGGTTGGCAGAATTGCTCAATCAAATTGGACCGCATTTCTTTAAGGGTCTTCTCTGCCATTCTCATGATAAACCGGACGGCAGGACCAGAGATTCCACTGATTGACCACATCGACTCAACCGGCATAGAGAACCCGGCAGCAATATCGTGCACAAGATAGGACTTAAAGTCCATCTGGTTTTGGTGCGGGCGGGAATCATTGACCGTCTTAAGATCCTGCCCTTGATTAAGCGTGAGCATTGCGCCTCCTCCCTCCGTCAGTGCTTCAAACTTGATCGGCTTAGGGTCCGCTACGGTCGCAGTATTGATGGCGCGATAGTCTGGCTTGGTGTTGTATTTCCCAGCAGCAGGGGCGGCATCGATGTTGTTCAGGATTTGATTCGTTACGTAAAAGCCAACGATGTTCCCGGCCTTGATGCCTCGCTTCGTATCGTTATCGATCTCCCGCAGATCCAGCATATTGTTGATGGCGTGGATAAATCCGGTCAGGCCGCGAGGGGACTGAGGGGATTCAAACCGACCGCAGTGCAGGATCTTTCCAGCCGAGATGACTTGCGCTTCCCTGCTATAGTTACCCGGCTCAAGAATACTGTAGGCTTGCTTCTTTCCGTAGCGGTCGGTCTGGACTCCATCAAACCATCCGTCTTGCGTGGTTTGCTTGGTTCCGCTTCCTACTTGTGGAGCTTCGTAGAATACAGTCCGGGCCGTTCCGGTCGTGGTAGTGGTCAGTCCGATAAAGCAATCCCCATCGACCAGTCCGCGTTTAAGGATGGTCTTCTGCCGGGTGCTGAAGTTTTCCATTCCGCCTTGATCGTGGACGAGCCTGCTGCCTTGGGTGCGGTTAAAATACTCTAGGGCGATCTTGTTCCACTCTGTGTCCGATGTGGCTGGTTGCGGGATAAGCGGCCCTGCCATGCGCGGCAAAGTGTTGGCGAAGTGACGGGCGAGACCGACGTTTGCTTCAAGCCATCGGGCTTTGCGTGATACCTCGCTACGCACATACTGCGAGACATTGGTTTTGCTGTCTATGTTAGGGAAAAATACATAGCCTCTGCCGGTGGACTGGTCTGCGGCAGTGTAGCCAGAACCAGAGCTTCCTCCGCTCCCGTAGCCGTAAGAGACCGGAGCTTCAATGCCCCCAGATTGAGCCGGAAATGATTTAGGTCGTTTGCGCTTGGACATACTTATTCGATTTGGCGTGGACTAAAATCAAAATTGACCCCGAGTGGAGTCTTGGCATCCAAAGCGATTGCTGCCGCCGCTTCTCCGGTTGTGGGATCTGCCTCAACCTTCATTTGACGGGCGGCTTCAAGTGTTTGGAGAATGAGATCGGCCCGGTCTCCATTTTGGCCGGTAGACATCCCCAAGACAGAGATGTTGCTAAATTGCGAGGTTAGGAATGCCTCTGCAAGTTGAGCAATGGCAGTATCAAGCTCTGCCAGTGTATGACGGCGCGAGAATGACGCCACAATGGCTGGGATGATACTTTCTCTCATCATCTATAGGGCGAGTCAATCCTCCGCCACAGGCTCATCTGGAGTCTCATCCGGCGCGTGCAGAACCCACAAAAGTAAAGCCATTTTTACACAGTCGGCATAGTCATTGCTTTCGTGATGCTTGGCCTTTTGCCAGATCCATGTCCCAAGTTGCCTGCCCTTCATGGTTTCCTCAACCTGATGCGCATTAGATAACTCAGACTTAAAATCATCACAAACGTCCAGAGGTAAATGAATCCGAGGATAACGCCGTTTAGGCTTCTTCGGATCAAACTCAATGATTCTGCGCCGGTAAAGGTCATCTTCCCAAGCCTGACTGTCAAAATTCACGATACTGACTGCCGCGTTCGGAATGCTCTTATCCTCCGTTACCCAGATCGATGCCCTCGACTGCACCCGCTGAACTCCACGGGCTGGCGCAAAGTAAGGGATTAGTCCGCGAATCTCCCAGCAGTATTCAATGACCTTGGACCGGCGGAAACCGGAGTCGAATAGTCCGCAGTAGATCCGATAATCATCGCCTGATTTGGATTTTACTATGAAATTCTGGAGTAGGAAGGTTATGTCGTCCTCGTTTGCCAGCACCCCGTAATCCAGAATGTGCGGTTCCCCATTTGCCATGAAAGCACTGATTACATATTTTAAGTAACCGTCTTGCTTGTCGATGGTGATGCCGATGAAGAGCGGGTCGAAGGTAAGCGGGACTTGTGCTCCTTGCCAGCGTCTACCTTCATCGTAGCACTGAAGTCTGGGGTAATCGGATATGAGGCGGTCGATGGCGGCAAGTTCTACGCGGCCTGCTGATTTACGTTCTGGCCGGGGCAGTCCAAGGTGGTCGTTGTAGAATGCGCCTAGTTTCTCGTCGTCTCCCTGTGCTTCAATCCATTTCAGCATCAAATTGCCCCATTTTACCGAGGAGAACAGGAAGCAATACAAGTCTGAGATGTGAACAGATCGGCGATACGGATAAGCGGTCTTGTATGGTCCTTTCCGTTGTTCTGTTGGCGTCGGAATCCATTCCCCTTGCGGCACCATCTTGTGCTTGTGCTTGTCCACTATACGACCCTTGCAGGCTTTGCATTCGTAGTAGGTGGATTCCAGCACTTTGTGGGAATCATATTCCAGTGGGAGCTTGCCCGGCTCCGATACAATCGCGGACGGATCTAGTTTCATTTGATCCCAGACCAACTCCTGCCTGTAGTCACAATGCGGGCAAGGAACGTGATACTTCTCTTGCGTCCCACTGTAGTATTCATCGCAGCACCGGGTGCCGTCCGCTGTCGTAATCTTTGGCTTCTTAGTGATCTTGTCTGTCTCGTATTTCGGTTCGTCCTGAAGCTTCGAAAAGTAGAGAACCTTGCTTTCCGGGTCCCCCTTACACCGCGCCCTCATCAGGTCGCCAGTAGTGCCTTCCGGCAAAACTGGATGAGTTTCAAATTCATCACCAAACACGTAACTGGCGGGCCAAGAGACCATCCCTGCTGCGGACTGCGCCCCTACAAGCCGCAAGATTACGCCGTTTACCGACTTGGTCACACAGGTCTGGTCGCGCTCGTCCAGTTCCCCTTCCGTTGTCTTATCGATCTGCCGCAGCACCGGCACCAGTCGCCTTTTGCCGAGTTCACGCACCGCTTGAATGTCGCGGGCGCAATACAGCATGGGACCGGGCCGGTGCT